AGGCCATAAAAACCAAGACCCGGAATATATTCGTAATGAACAAAGTGATCCCGCCTTCTCTTTAACGAATCATCTTCAAAAAAGTTACGGCGTATGGAAAGTATTTGTGCGCTACCTTTATCTACGGTAACGACATATGGCACTGCAATACCTGTGGCCTCGCCATCCTGCATATCAGGAAAGTCATCTAAATCAAGATCAACTTGTATCTCAAGAATTGTATTAACTGTTTCGCCAGTAAGATAAGATCCACTTGCCGATGATGTATACGACTCGCCTGTGATCTCACCATACTTTTCTTTTACTGAATCCACATAACTATCAGAACCTAAAAGCTCGATGTCTCTATAAAATCCAGAGACTTGTAGCTTGCGTATTTCATTAGACGTTTTACGCATACGATGCGTCATGCGTGTTATCGACTTAATATCTGTTGCCCCGTTAAATACCACCATGTCTTCTGCTGGTACAAACATAGAGCAAGGCCGACCCATATTTGGATCGAAATACACTTTCTTAAATGCACTTCCTGCTAAGGGCAATGAAAACAACATACGTTCTGTTTCACTACGAAACTCAGTCATTTCTTCTGTGAGCAAAAAGTTTAAATAGTTCTGAACCCGATTAGCCTGCTTATACATCTCTTCGGTAGCTTCACCGACGATCTTTGATTTAGCTGGGCCACCGGCTGGAAAGATTTCAGATATTGCTTGTGACTGAAAACGGATAACTGATTCTGCAAGGAGAGGGTGGTGTACGCCACACGCTCCGGGCCAAGGCTCTGTACGGTCTTCAATCTTCAGGCCAAGAAGATCTAATCCTTCAATGTATGTCTCTTCCCAATCGCGACGAGAAGATAAATCATCTTCATAAGCTGATACTAATTCAGATCCAAGAATGTTTAATTCTTGATCGCTTATATACTCAGCTAGGTTTGCATCGAATGGTGCGTCTTCCACAGATGGATCAGGATCAAAATCAATAATCATCCCCCCGTCTTCTGTTTCAATAGCAACAGAATCTGGGTTCTCTATTTCAATAATCATCTCGGACTGCTCATCCGCATCTGCTAGACGATTTTGTATATCCGCCATCTGAAGTGAATCAAGCGACTTTTCTACAGCCATACAATGCTCCCGGTTGCGCGGAGTTTAAACGCACTAGTAATAGTTAGCAATTCGTCTTGGTGCCTGTTCCGTGTAGTCATCATGCTCCAAAGCAATAAACCCACCTTGTCTAAACCTCAATAACGCCTGAGTCGAGGAGTCCACCAAGTCATCGTGATCCCCTATAGGAAAAGATGCAAACTCTTCAATAACTTCTTCAGCCCAACGACGGGCCGGTGCCCAAACAATACCTGATGCAAAGAAGTCAGCAACAGCGTTTACACGTGATACTTTGTCATTTCCTCTTGACGGTGTGTATTCAGTTACACTGATGCCCATTGCTCTTAGTTCATAGATTAGTGGAGCACCCGCTGCCTTTGCCTCCACGATAAAAGCATCTGGCTCCCAATCCATATACATCTCATACGCTCTTTGCTTTAGCGTAGGAAACTCCATTCGTTCTTTCAAAGCATCGAGCAGGATAATATTTGGAGCCATACGCCCCTCATCGTTATCCTTATAGAATACGCCCCATGTAGTACATGCAGAATAGTCTGCTCGCTCATGTTTCATAAAGGCGGTATCCCAAGACTGAATAACAAACGACACCTTGGGTGGATCACGGTCTTCCCAGACTTGCCACCAATCTCGTTTGATAATGGCAGACTCTTCAGATGTGGGCTGCTGTTGGTACTGCGCTTCCCACTTCGAGATAGGTAGTTCTGCTTTGAGCTTCTCTAGCTCCTCTACAGGCCAGTAGTCAGGCCAAAGCGACCTACCTGATGGCAGTATAGCGGGTAGCTCTAAAACCTCCCATTCGTCCGTACCGTCCCTCTCAACGCTATCTCGCATTATTTGACCGCAAAGATCCTTCTGGCTCCAGCGAGTCATCACAATAATGATTGCCCCTCCGGGCTGTAGACGCTGACGAGGCCCAGAACTAAACCACTCATGGGTAGAATCAAATACTTTAGGATCTGCTTGTTGTCCCTGTTGTTCTGAGTGGGGGTCATCTATAATTAGCAAATCGGCACCACGCCCTGTTACGGCACCACCGACACCTACTGAGAAGTATTCGCCACCACCTGACACATCAAAACGACCAGCGGCTTTTGAGTCAGCGGTTAGGGAGGTTTCAGGGAATATATCTTTGTATTCTTCACTGCTAATCAAGTTACGAACCATACGACCAAAGCGAACAGCAAGCTCGGCGGTGTGAGAAGCCATGATAATCTTCTTGTCAGGCATCTTACCCATGATCCACGCAGGCAATAACCAAGAGGTCAGCTGAGACTTACCCATACGAGGGGGCATATTAATCATTAAGCGCTTACATTCCCCGCTAGCAACTCGCTCAAACTTCTCAGCCATCTTCCTATGGTGCCCTCCTTCAATAAAAGCAGGCCATACAGAAGAACAAAAACACAAAAACTCTTCCTGCGACTTCTCCCTTCGTACCGACATCTCCAAAGCCTTCATCAAATCCATCACTTGTTTACGCTCTGAAGCAGTCATTGCTGCTAATCGGTCAGGTGTCAACAACGATTGTACATCAGAAAGCTGTTTGTCAATATCAATAGTCATGTTGTGCTCACTGTTTACAAAATGGTTTTCGTAAATATAAAATTTTACGCGCTATTTTTGTCAATAATTGTTTTTGTTTTAAGGGGTGGGGTTTGTAAAGTGGGGTGATCGACTGTAGATAATTGTATGTATACGTATGTGCGGGACTCCTGCGTGCGCACACGGTGTGTGGGGGTATGCCGGTGCGTGTAAACGCGCTATGCACGGGACTCCTACGCATTATGCGGCGCTAGTCCTGCGTTGCGACGGGATCACGAGACAGCAATCCGTTTAAACGATCCAAGATCACCGAAGGTGAGTCGGCATCAGCCCGCACCACCGCTTGCTGCTCCACATAAAGCCTAGAGGCTTTCCCTCTATGGTGCTCAGCCTGTATAGCAGAGCTATATTGCCCAGCATCTCTAGCGTCATCACGCAAAGCAGCCAGTGTATCAAGGTGTTCCCGTAGGGAAACAGCCCTATCCTCGGCTAATTCCGCTCCCCGCTGATTGATTAGGTCTACGACCTCGGCTTTTTTAACCAACTCACTTCCCTTTTTGTCTGGATTACTGGCATAGCCAGCCATACGCGCACTCTCTGCCTGTGTACGGCCTTCGGCCACATACCTAGCGAATAGGCGCTCTTTCACGCTTACCTGCTTGCTCATAACGCCTACAACCCGTTTAAACTCCCCGACTTACCCTTTAGGGTAAAAAACCCAGTTGGAAAAAACTAGTTGACAGTTTAAACGAAAGCTGGGCATAGTGATTTGGCATCGACGGATTGACCGCTCAACAGGTCAGCTTACCGTCAACCGGATGCGGGGCGGCAGCTTAATGCGACTGAATGGGTGTAGGCCACCTCCGATCAGGTATCGGTGTTTCGATCTCACGGCGGATCGGGACGTAGCAAGCTGGAATTGTGTGCAAGGCAATTCTGCGAAGGCTTGGGAAAAGGATGTCGGGGCGGTGGAGTCACCTCCAGATGTCGGGAGACATCTACTCTGGAGGCTAACAAGATCGTCAAAGGCGTAAACCGGCTCGGTGTGAACGCAGATCGGCATGAGGCCCGTGATGCACCGGAAGGATACCGAAGGTATCTGGACGAGACGATAGATTTACGAATGTTGTGACTACAACAGAGAGCATTCTTCGAATGCTTTCGATTGTGTTCACAAAGGAGAAACGCAATGCAAGGACGTATGGATATACGAGTAGACAGTGATGTTGAGTGGTCTACCACTCAGTTCGACGGACAATGGTTCACGACGGGAACAGCATTCATCAGAGATGAATCTGGATTCATCGAACTCAAAAACTGGAAGTTCGGCGCTATCGTAGATCACGAAGTGTCTGCTAGAGATCTGGAAGGTTTAAACATGCGAAGCATATCGCATCAACAGTGACTACAACACAAGGACATTCGCAAGAATGTCTTTGCTTGTGTTCACTACATCAATCGCAACAAAGGAGTACTGCTATGCAGTCATACACTACACGAGAAGAATGGTTACAAGCTGCGCTTGTTCTACTGTTTGAGATGGTCTTTGCCAGTGCTGGTATCTCACCCGACGCTTGGCAATCCCGCCGCTATCGAGTCACCTGTGGTTTCCCTATCGGGTATCGTGGGTCGAAGACCGGCAAGGTCGTGCTAGGTCAGGCATTCGACACAAGCGTCAGTTCCGATGGAACTATGGAAGTCTGCGTCAACCCCATCATAGATGAGCCTGTCGAGGTGCTCCGTGTCCTACTACATGAATTCATTCATGTTTGGGCTGGCATCGACTGCGGTCACCGAGGTGAGTTTGCCCGAATCGCCAAAGCCGTAGGCTTCACCGGCCCCATGACAGAGACACCCGCTACACCAGCTTTGCTGGACACACTGACCGAGATCGCTGACATCTTGGGGGTTTACCCTCATGCCAAGATCGACCCATCGCTTCGTAAGAAGCAAGGCACTCGTATGCTCAAACTGCAATGCAGTGACTGTGGCTTCACCGCCAGAGTGTCAGCCAAGTGGCAATCGAAGATTACCCCCGAGTCAACATGCCCAGCATGTCACCTCGCCGGAACGCTAGTCGCTGACTAGCTTTCAACCTGATCCGTTTAAACGCAACAAGGAGAACATTTCATGTTCGATCATACTACCACACTCGATGCTTCGCATCACCAACGTCTTAACAAAATCTGCAAGGTTCTCAATGACCTACGGTCAGAGGGCGACATTGTGACCCCAGCGCACCGCTCCAAGCTGGCGCTGCTGGCTACCATGTACCGCATGTCAGCCACGATGCCCGAGGAGGCAAAGGTCAGCCTATGGCTGCATGGCCCAAATGCTGGGGCTGCTACGCTGTCACAGGGTGACATCGAGTCTATGTCAGCCAAGGTGATCGAAGATCTCCGAGGCGACATCGAGGATCTGAAAGCGCTGGTCGCATCAACGCAGACCATCACCCACCAGATCACCATCAACGATGGCGATCCGATCCAGATCAAGGGTCGAGTTCACGAAGTGTTCAACGATGTGCTCCAATGGGTGGCTATCCAAAAGCCGGTGTATCTGGTTGGGCCTGCCGGTTCTGGTAAGACCACCATCGCCAGACAAATAGCCGGGGCACTGGATCTCAAGTTCTACTGCTATGGCAGTATCGCTGCTGATTTCCAATTCCTAGGACACATCGGCGCTAACGGCGACTACGTTGAGACCGAGTTCTACAAAGCGTTTAAACATGGCGGCTTGGTCTTGTTCGATGAGATGGACGCCAGTAACCCAAACGCTCTCATGTCTCTCAACGCTGCCCTAGCAAATGATTTTGCTAGTTTTCCCTGCGGTATCGTTGATCGTCACCCCGACTTTCGAGTGATCGCATCGGGCAATACCTTCGGTCATGGTGCATCAGCCCAGTATGTGGGACGCAATCCAATGGATGCCGCGACACTTGACCGCTTCGCTTATATCCCAATGGGATACGACGAGGCGCTGGAACGCAGCATCGCTGGCAATGATGCATGGGTTGATCTGGTACAGGCTGTCAGGGCGCAGGTCGAGCATCACAAGATGCGCTTTGTGGTAAGCCCAAGGGCTTCTATCAATGGCGCTGAGGCGCTGGCTGCTGGTATGCCATTCCGCTCTGTAATGAGCGCCTTGATCTTCGACAAGGGTTGGAGCGACACAGACAAGACCAAGGTCTTGGACGGTGTTGACTTCTCTATCATCGACGCACTACAGGAGGCAGCGTAATGACCAAGGTCATCGAGTACAACGTAAGCTGGGACGAGTGCATGGCTGACATGCACCGCGAACCCAACGAAGGCTGGGATGGTCTAGCCAGCACCAAAAAAGAAGGCCGCGAAGCCAAGGAGTTCTATGGCACTCGCACCTTCGGTGATGCAGTGCAGACTGCGATCTCTGGCTGGGATGAGGGGCGCGACGCTATGGGATCTGGCGTTGAGTTTGCTAAGGCAAAGCAGGCATCGTTTAAACGTCCTGATTGGGAGTACGGCGTAGCCGGTCAGCGAGCTTGCATCCCAAGCTACTGCGCTGGTGTCCCGAATCACATGGTCTGGATGGAC